TTCTTCCCAAATTTGAGGAATAGCATCTTTTGGAATTTCATATTTAACTCCTACTTCACCATCTGATCTTGAATAACCGTTGTGCTTGTAAGGACCATCTACAAATCGACCTAATGCTTTAAATGTAAATGTTAAATCCGTTGGATATTCTTCAGGAGTAATTTCACCCACAAAATATCCATAGCTTGCTCCATCTTTGAAATCGCTTTTCCAAGAATTAAGAGCAATTGAAGCTAATTGTCTTGAAATACTATCGTAACGACCTTCATTTAATGATTCTTCTAAACCCTGAGCTAATTCACGAGCATATTGATTTAAACCAAATGGATCTTTCTTTTTCTTTTCCTGTAGACTATCAGTCCAGTTTCTGAATGAGATGTTACCATTTAGATATGCTTCTTTTTCGATATCCTCTAAATTAGAATCTTCAGTTGTATCTGTTGTTGTAATATTACCTAAACGATCCTCAAGATTTTGCACATGATGAATCATCTCGTGAGCAAATGAACGAACAATATCTTTAGGATGACGACCTTCAGTATATAAAACAATTTTTTGTTCGTTTGGATCGTAATATGCTGTTTTACCAAAGAAATCTCTAGCATTTTCAGTATCACCGTTAACAAATTCAATCGAAGGTAAAGGATCAATCTTGTATCCTTTTTCACGCATGTGGTTTGTTAAGGCAGCACATTTTTCTATAATGTCAATGTCTTTAGAATAAGTAGCATTTTCATTTAATTTAGGTAAGATAATTCTTGTTTCTTGACCTTCATGAACTACTTTAATCCCAGGCATTTCTCTCTGGAAGAATTTAATGTTTAGTTTGTCTCTTTGACTATCAACTTTAGTATTATTTTTACCCTTAGTTGCTTTCCATTTTACAACTTCAAGATTAGGATTACTTACATAATACTCTTTAATAATTTCAGTTACGGTAGAGATAACTTTAAGGGGTTCACCTTCGTTAGTAGGTTTAACCCAAGATTTTTGACCTTCTTTAATAGCACCATATTCAATTTTTACTTCAGTTTTAGGTTTTCTAACTAAATCTACTAAATATTCGGTACCCTGGTTTGTTGTAAAAGTATATCTTGTAGTATTATCTTCATTTTCTAAAAATAATACCTTAAACTTATATGGCTCTAATCTTTCATTTAGGAATGCGGTTGGGATTACTAACCCATGTAGTTTAATAGCTTTAAGCAAGAGCAATACTAATGAACCTGCTGGGAGAGCAAATATAGCTGTTCCTAAAACAGCTTTAAGAGCATCTTTTAATTGCAACTTAATAAATGCTTTATCATCATCTGTTAGATCAATTTCACCTTTAGCGGCTTTAACTAACATAACAAGTGCTTTTTTAGCATCTCCACCTTGTTGTTTTACAGCAAATATTAAATCTTTAAATTTAGCTTTAATATCAGAAGCAGAAGGTAAAAGTGTTTCATTTACCATAGGTTTTACAATATCGTAAACCTCTTGTTTTTCTTCATCTGTTAATTCTGAGGGTAGGTATTTGTAAAATTCTTCAGCAGATACTTTAGCGGCTTTACGAGCATTAGTACCACTCATACCTCCTCCAGGTGTTTGAATAATTTTAATCTCCATATTAGGGTATTTTTCTTCAACCCCCTTAGTACGTGATTCAATATCTTTTAGATCCCCTTCATTTTTTTCACGAGCTCCAATTACAAAGTAAACTTTGTCTTGTGGATTATTTTTACCTAAACGGATAATATCCCCAATAGGGGCTTTTGAGGGTTCAATTTTAACCTTCATTGGAAGGTATGATTGATAAATTTCCCAAATTAAAACAGCTTCAGCTTGAGTAATACCATCACGTTCACCACCACCTACATAAATTGTAAGTTCCTCTATTTCAGGGAATTGTTCTAAAGCACGTTTTACTACTTCAAAATGACCTGCTGTGGGTGGTTTGAATCCACCTCCGTATGCTGCGATTGTTTTAGCCATTTACAAATGATGTTATCTTTGATTGTGCCTCTTCTTTAGACACTGAATTATCAATAATATTTTGGACTTTATCTGAATTTAAGAAATCTTGGATTTCTTTATTTAATTCTTCAGATTGTTTTTTAGATCTAGCTATTTCCTTATCAGTTTTAGGTTTAGCATCTGTTGGTTTAAATGGATCGATGTAGGTTTTTAGAATTTTTTCTACATCTTTCATTGTTTCATCTTTACCTAAGTTTGAAACAGATACAAAATTATTACCAAACATTTGTTGGTAAGTTTCAAAATTTTTAGCTACATCAATCCAAGTTCTGTATACAGCGCTTGGCATTAAACTTCTATCTTCACCACCACTCTTCTCGAACCTACGTTCGTTGCGTTTTAGAGACGTTTCAAGATGCGTATAAACATATAACATCATTATATCATAGCCAGCTTCCTTTAATTGGTCAACTAATAATTGAGTTTGTTTAGCTGATGCAGCCGTGCCATCTAAGATAAATGAATCTTTATTAGCGATTGCTGTAGGGATTTGTTCTCCTTTAAGTTTTTTAGTTGCTGCAGCCATTGCCTTCATAAAAGCACTTCTGTTTTCAGCATCTGTATCTTTTTGATTTAGTGAAAATTTTTCGGCTTTTGCTAAAGCTAAAATAGTATCATCTAAATTGAATATTTTTAACCCCGATAAATCTAAATCCCCCAAGATAGAACCCTTACCAGCACCAGGGGCGCCAGCAAGGATTATAGCTTTTGGGTTACCTTGAACTTCCTTTAAAAGTCGTGTCAGTGAAATCATCAATGTGTTTTAATATAAATATCACAACTTTCGTTTCACTTGCGTTTTAAATTGGGTAAAAATAGGTTTATGGGTTGGGTTTTCTAAATCAAACAATTTTTTAACTGTTTTAAAAATATCAAGATTTTCTTCTTGTGAACGAGATGACTCATACATTTCCCATCCTTTACCTTGCATTTTACCACTTGCACCCTTACGTTTGTTAGATTTTAACCAAAGGATACCATAGCGGTTTGCTTCTTTACCATAACATTCTTTATACATTTGACCATAAACAGCTGCCTGTAAATCATATGTTGTTTGTAGATTATTAGATGTTTTAAAGTCGATAATCCAAAGTTCACCATCAATCTCACAAACCATATCACAAGTACCTGCTACTTTAAGTTCATCTGAAAATAGGTGTACTTCAGTTTCGATTAGTATAGGATTGTATTCTTCCCACCATTCAACAAAACGTAAAAACATTTGCCAAACATCTGGATGATATAAGGGGCGACCATGAGGACCTAAGAAGTTTAATTCTTCCCCGTTTAAATACGCTTCAATCATTTCATGAACTTGTGTACCTTCTTCCCCTGCTTTTTTAACAATATATTCAGATGAATAACCTACTTTTTTTAGCCAGTCTTCAAAATACTTACCTTTAGGGTAAGTTCCTAAAACATAAGTTACTGAGGGGTAATATTCGCCATTTCGTCTATAATAGCGCGAATCAGGCATTGTAATTTGCTTGGCATCTTCAGAAATTTCTAAGATACGATCGTAAGACTTTTTAATGTTTCTCTTACTCATAGTAGTTGTAGCTTCCTTTCCATCAAACCATATTGATCTATTGGAAACGTTTTTTGAATTAGTTTTGTGAAATTTTCAAATCCCATTTCACTCGGGTCTTTCCCATCTAAGTCCATAAAATAGACTTCCTTACCTTGATTTATAAAATATTCAGCAAACTTGAGGGCTTGCTTTTGGGCGTCTGTATCTAAAGCTATATAGATTTTTTCAACTTCAGATGTGACGATTTTTTTCATTAAATTTTGTTGTATATTTTTGCCTAATAGCGGGATAGCATTTCTTTTAATGGCTATGGCATCAAATGGTCCTTCGCACAATATAAGCGGTATACTCCAGTTTATAAACAATTCAAATGGTACAATGTCACGTGATGTTTCTGGGTTGCGATATTTTACATAAGGATCCTTTTCAAATGAACGACCTGTAAAATAGTTTAATTTTCCTGTTTCATCATAAGATGGAATAATAACCATTTTAGCATATCGACCTGATTCGCAATAACCAATATTATATTTTTCAATATCATCTCTTGTAATGCCTCTATTTTTAAGATAAGCAAAAGCATGACGTGCTACAATATCACGACTACCTATAATTGGTTTAAATTCTTCGGGAAGTTTTAGTTCTGTAGAAGTAGTTACTTGTTTGTATTCAACTTCTGAACCTATAAGTTTGGTTAATTCTTCAAATTTTTCAGATGATGCTCCTACTTTTTTAAAGATTTGAGATATACGACTACCTTTTTTATCACAAGCCCAACAATGCCAAGGATTATATCCTTTTTTATGCTGGGTGAAATTGACTTCTAGTTTAGGTTTATGGTGGTTGCAGTAAGGACAGTGATAAGCTTTATTGCCCCTCGCTGTTCTTTTCCCTGCACCTAAGACAGAATCAACTAGATTAACAAGTAGTTCATTTACCATAGAGGGTAATATACGAAACCATTTTTAGACATCAAAGTCACGTGTAAAAAACTTTCCAAGAATGTTATCATTAAAGAATTCATCTGGTTTTTCTAGTACTTGGTATACCATTTGGTATTTTACTTCATAATAAGTTAATAACTTTTTTGTAGGGGCACAAATTATAATATGACGTTCAAAATTTTCTTTTGGTTCGGTCTCGTATAATTCTTTTAGGTATTTGTTAGAGCCCCAATATGATTTCCAATTTGATTCTTTAACTGCGAGTTTGTAAGCAGGTCTTCTACCTACTACACCTTCATATTCAGCTAATTCTTTTTTGGTTAATTTTACTTTAGTTGTGTTTTGGAGTATTTTTTTTCCAATATAAGCTTTGCCAGTTGGTTTGTGAACTATTCTATAAACAAAGCCATAAGTTTCATCAGGAAAGTCAGAGACTCCCTTCATTTCTTCATTTTGATAAATCCAGTTCATGATTGTTTTTTTAAGTGTCGAAATTAACAATTAAAGTAGTATCTACATACCTAGAAATTGGTACGGGAAATGAAAGTTTTCCTACTACTAATAATTGATTATTTTCATCGTACAAGCCGATGGTTGTTACATATGGATTAAATTCTGATCCTGTTGCAAAATCATAATAAACATCATCAGCACTGCCTGAGAGTAAAGTTGGGTTAAGAGAGAAATCAAATTCATTATTTCTAATACCACACTTATATTGATGTTCGTATAATCTAAATGAGGATGAAAAATTAACTGTAAAATTAGCTAAATTAGCAACAGATTCACTTACTTCACCACCCATTGTAATAAGGGAACTAGTAGTAAATGTTGCTATACCATGAGAATAAAATACTTGACCTACAATACTCCCAGAATTAAGACCGGTTAGTGACCCATAACTTCCAGCTCCATAAGCTCCTGCCCCATAAGCAGCTATAGAACCTGATGTTGATAATACTTTAAGATTACCTTCCCCATCATCAATAACTTTAGCAGCTAATCCTAAAGAGTTAGTATATTCTACCTCAAATGTATAAGGAACAATATTTTCACCAAATAATTTAGCAGGTACAGAAACTACGGAGATTTTATCCCCTGATCCTGTTGGAAAATATCTTGATTGGGTTAGAGTTGATTGAAGATAATTTTCATATCTAGGAGCTTCAATAGCACCTACATACCTAAGGTCTTCAGGAGTAGCACCTGCTATAATACTTCGTGTAGGAACTGTATCTCCTAAACTTGAGGTTAAATAGTTTGAATAATATAATTGTTTAATACTAGAGTAAATACCCGTAGTATTTTGTATAAAAACTAATCCTGTAGGTTGTTCAGACTGGGATATAAAAACTGATGATGTTGGTTTTATTCCCTGATAGACTTCAATTCCAACGGTAGAACCAGTTATCTCATTACCACTAAAAGAAAATCCTTTAATAGCATCAAATGGTGTTATAGCAACATCCTTCGTTGTAAATTGTTTGAACGCACTCATTCATTTTAGAAGTCTAGCTTAACTCTCACAAGTAGCTCTTTTGTAAAATCTTTTGGTAAAGGTCTTGACAACTTCGCTACAGCTAAGAGTTCGTTATTATCGTTGTAAAGTCCTACTGTGGTAATATAGGTTTTAGGGTTATCAATAAATGAATTAAATAATACTTCACCAGTAGAACCCGAAATAAATGATGGGTTTTCTGAATAGTTAAATTCACTGTTTCTAGCTCTAACGAAAATAAAATCAGATGAAAGTGTTTCTTCTGAGTTTAGAGTAAATCCGGATCCGGCAGCTCCAGCAATATTTAAAGAGTTTACAATTTTAGCTTGGTTAAATGATCCTGAATCAAATGAACGTGTTGTTGGAAGTGAAATACCACCTACAGACATAGATCCACTTAAAGCTTCACCATTTAATAAAATTACTCCAATATCAGGTAACACCCAACCATATGAACCTGAATCAGCCCAACCATTAGCATTTGAACCTGTGTAAACTGTTCCAGCTGAGCCTGAAACTAGGTTATATTTTCTACCGGCATCAGTATAGGTTACTGAAGAAGCAACAACACTATCATCTGTTAATTTAACAATACCTCCTGAACCTGAAAGATGGAGAGTCATTGTACCAGGGAATAATTTTTCTTTATATCTTGCTCTTTCTACGTTGATAGCATAAAAATAAGATGCAGAATAGTTACCAAAGATGAAGCTTGCGTTTTCATCTCCTAAAATCAAAGTACGATATTGACCATAGTTTGATTTAGTAGGTGTTGAACCTGTTACTAAAGCATTGTAAAATGTACTACCACTACCATCAGCATCACAATATGCAATGTTAAATTGTACAGCAGCTGTTGAATCAGTAGATGCAGTTTGGTAAACTGAAAAGAAAAATTCTGAGGTGCTGCTAACTACTTGAGTTGATGAAGTATAAAAAGAAGTTAGTGTTGGAGTATTATTGCTCCATATAGCAGCGGTAACAGAATCGTTACTTAGTACTAAATCTTCAGGTTGTAATAATGAAAATCCCATATCTTATAGTGTTATATAGCTTATGCAGTTGTTGTATTTGTTTTTCTAATCTCTACTGGGATTTGCAATCTTGCACCACTGTCTCTACCAACAATTGTTAATGTAGCATATAAAGTAGTTTGACTACCAAATAATGTATTAACACCTGTTGCTCTCATATTCAATGTAGTTCCAATTACTGTTTTAGATACATTGGTACCATTAGTTGAAGTTGAGTTTAATGCTTGAGAAGCTTTAGTATCAATTCCAGTTCCTTCAAATGTTGAGAATAATCTAATATCAGAAATTGTAAAGGTATAACCTGAACTTTCGGTTGTTTGGTTATTACCCAAGTAATCTAATGTTGATGGTGTAATATTTGAAGGAGCATTTTGTTTTAAAATAACACTGCTTCTACCAACATCTAAAACAGGCATTTTAGCTGTACCACGAGGTAATGTAGCTAATTTATATTTCATGATTTGGGTTTCATCAGGAAAAGCTTCCATTAAAGGCATGTTTTCAATCGCCTCACCATAGTAAGCAGAACCTGAGGGGTGATTTGGATTATACAAGGTATAATCGATTTCATCATCACTTAGAGCAAATTGAGTAATCTTGAAAGAACCATCACCTTTCGAGAGTAATTCTCTTCCCTTTTTAGTAAGGATGGCATCAATTGTTACTACTTGGTTATTTAAATATCCCATTGTTAGATTATTTTATTTATAAATATACGTTTTTTTAGTTTCTATCCAAATTTAGTTGTTAAGTTGAGGACGTTTGTTCAACATCTAATGTATCTAAAAATAGATTTCTAGATTTAAGTTGAGTAATGATTGTTTGAACATTTCGTTTTTGTACCGCTGATAAATCATTGGGTATTAAATATCCTTGTCCTGAAGGGGTTTTAATTCCTAAAGAACCAGATGGAGGTGATTGGAAAATCACTGCTCTATCATCAGCATTTACTCTTCTTCTAATAGTAAAATTAAATACTTCCCCAGCAGGAATATTAAATGTTGAAGGGTCAGGTGTTACATTAATAGTATTCCAAATAGAACTATGAAAAACATCATGATTGTAGATTGGATTATAAGTTGAAATATTATAATCATCACCATATGCTGCGGATAATGCTGATGCTGAGGTACGGACATCAGTTACTATAAAATCTTGAGTTTCAAATAATGCTCTTGTAGCTGTGGTTTGATTCCATGTAACTCTAATTTCATCACCTTTTTTAATAATAAATGGTAAATCAAAATCTTCGTAAGTATCTACACCTGAAGCTGAGATTGGAGCAAACCTAATATAATTACTTGGAAGATTTGGATTTAATTTTTTATAAGGTAATGATCCAGATCTAGGCATCCCTAATCTTCCGACAGCAGTAGAACCTGTGTTTGCTACTAATTGAAGTGAATTAGAAATAGCTATATTCAGGGTGTGAACTAAACCTAACCCAGGACCTCTTTGTTGAACTCTTATCCCGGAAGTTGGTTCGTAAGAAGAACTAATTAATAAACCACCACCTTGAAGAAGGAAATGACCACTTCCTGTTTCTAAGAAATAATCTCTACCCTCATTACCACCCGAGAGGAGTTGTAAGTTAACATATGGGGAAGTTGTGTAGCTAGTACCATACCTCATTTCACCCCAACTAGAGGAAATAAATGAACAAGTATCTTTAAATTCAACCTCAGAAATTTCGTTGGTAAGTACAGCATTATATTCAAGACCACCTTGTAAAATTTCAGAAGATCCTACTGTTAAAGATGAGTAGTCAATACCATTAAAAATATTTTTATCATATGCTACAATAGCATTTCTCCCTTTTTCAAATATAGAAGATACTTCATCTAATCTTTCATTTGAACCATCTAATTTATATACTTTAGGAACAATATTAGTTCCTGAGATATCATTAGAAGGTACTTGAATTAAGGCATCTAATCTAAAAGTATAAGAATCCCAAAGTTCGTAATTTTCTTTTGAATTTTTAAAATGGGCAAAATAAATAGGATGTTTGTCAACAGCTGCAACTTTACCAAATTTACCACCAGTGGTATCACCACCCCAACTTCCAGATCCCCCCGAAAGGAAATTTACACTTGAAGTAGAAGGGGTATAGAAGTTATAATCAGCACTTGCTACCTCACACCCATCATATCTAGGATTAATAATTCTGCGCATAGTGTAATTACTATCAGGTACTTCAGCTGGAGTGGCTGAACCTGAGATAACTGCTATACGGTTAGTAGCTGTAGTAGCATTTGTAGAATAATCTACATCGTATATAAATGAATTGTTTCTATCC